GTTATAAAATTATGGTCATTTTCTTGTTTAACAATAACTTGTTTCATTGGGTATTGAAAAGTCATTGTACTAGCACCATCTATTTGAAAGAATTGTGTATCCTCCGTATAGTATGTTGATGCTTGACTATAATTAGTAGAACTTGTTGTTTTATTTATGGTTACGGGATTAGCAGAATTTTCCCAAAACCAATCTCTTCTACAAGTGGGAGAACTATTCTCGCTAAATTGAGTTATATCGGATATTCTTACAATACACCAATTACCATCTCTTTGATATATAGTTGCTCCTAAAGAATCTAATGTCATCTCTAAAACTTGAAAACAAGTCATACCATCAGACTCACCATTTAAAAAAGTTGTGTGATGCATTTTAGTGTCTTCTAAAAAATAATCATTAGCAAGAGTTGTACCCGAAGAATCGTCATTTTTTATTTTTATTACAGATATAATCTGATTAGTTGGATTTTCAATCAATCCCGTGTTAAATAGACATTTTGTTATTATGTCTTTAACTTCGTGATAACCATATCTATCATTAAATTGATTTGCAGTTGCTTGAAACACTTCTGTTGTATCAAAATAAGGTGTTTTTTTTAATAGATGTAATCCATCATATGCTCTTAATTTTACTCTATACGGAGATGATATTTGCTCTTCTGCTACTAAACTAGAACCCAACCAACCGTCCCAAAACAAGTTATTATTCTTATATAACTTAACTTTAAAACCATCATCTTGAGTTATATATAAATCCCAAAATTGATTATAAGTCATACCATCCATATGATATATGCTTATATCAAGATAACTTGATCTTATTGGAGCAAATATATTGTCTTTAGTTAGGTTGTAATTTAAAACTACGGGACTATTTGTACCCGTTAATTCGACAATACTATCGGGTGTTACACCATCATCGTATTTCTTTTGAATTTCAAGTTTATAATCATTAAACTCACCTTCAATGACATCATCAAACTCTAACCTATACTTTAAACTATAAAAACTCATATTTTATCCTCCTATTGCTCCTTGAAAATTGTTTGTTCTGTTAAGTGCAGTAACCAAATCATTACCAGCTAATCTAAATACTTGTTCTCCTTGTATTGCCTCCATCATACCCGTAAAGTTACCCGTTCCACTACCACTATTTGCCCCACCACCAGCGGTTCTTGCAGATGCCATATCTTTTGCTTTTTGCATCTTACCTTTACCAAAAGCAATTAATCCCGAACCAACCGCCATCATAGCAATTGCTGCTCCAACATTACCACTAAGTGCTTGTTTTAACCCTTCATTAGCCAACAAAGCACCCATACCCAAACTAAATAACGCTTGTCCTAAACCAACCATTATACCTCCAAAAGCAGCCATTGTTTTTTCTTTTTGCTCTTCTTTGCTTATTGTTCCATCGGGAGGAGTTAACATTTGTGTCCAAAGTTGAGACATTGCATCTGTTATAGGTCTTATAATATCTATAATTCTAATTAATCCATCTTTTACACTATCCTCGTCAATATCGGGAACTTCAATTTCAATATCAAGAGGTAGAGTTAAATTAGCATTATGAATTGCTCGTTGCAATTCCATAACCATCTTTCTAGCATTGTCTAGCTTTAATTGATAATCACCACCAGCACTAACTAAATCCTCATATTCCCTTACCATTTGTTGTAGTGGAAAAAGTTGCTTTCTAAGATCATCTACACTTTGTCCCTCTAAACCTCTAATAAATCTTAATAAAGCATATCTAGCTTTTATATAATCCAAGTGTCTTTTTTGTGCCGCTTCAGCCTTTGCCTCATCATTAATAACATTATTAACACCTTCTGATACCAAACGAAACATTTTAGCATATTCTTCACTTGTCATGCCAACAGATTCTGCAAATATTTTTTCAGCTATTGTTAATCTATTTATTTCTTCTTGTAATTCCTTATCTAATTTTATAGCCTTTTCACGTGATTCTTTTATTCTTTTATCAAATTGTTCACTTGTCTCTGCTGGTAGCATAGATATATCACTACCTAATCCCGTAGTTGCACCTTTCGGTAATCTAATGGGTTTTGGCTTTGCCTCATCATTAGCTTTTTTAAGTTCAAGTAAATCTTGTTTTAGCTGATTAACTAATTTTGATTGTTGCTCTATACCTTTCTTTTGTACTAATATATTTTCTTGCTCATCAAAAGCTTTAGTAGATGCTATTATTGCTTTTTCTAGTTGTTCATGGGATAATTTTGTAGTATCTATGTTATTCCAAAAATCGGGATACAATCTATTTAATTGTTCTAGAATTAATATTCTAGCTTGATCTCCTTTATTAGTTTCTAATAATATTCTAGTTAATTGTTCGTATTCTCGTTTTTTTTCTTTGTTTAAATCAATTTCATCTTGATCTAAACCAAGCAATGTATTAATACCTCCCGTTATAGCCATTACCGCATTAAGAAAGCCTTTTAAAACGGGTAACAACATATTACCAATAGCAATTCCTAATGTTTTTAAAGATGCCCAAGTTCGTTTTACCGTGTTATCCCATGTATTCATGGTTCTTTGTGCATCCCCAAGAATACCATTGGATTGCATTGCTCTCATTATAATATTAAGCCTACCTTGAGTTTTAGTTAATTCATCGGTATTTTGCACCGTTGATGTAATACCCATATTGTATAACTCAACTTGTAGTGCTGCTTGTTTTAGGTTAATACCAAATTGGTCTAAAACTTCGGGAGAACCAGCTAGGGCAGCTAAGAATCTCTTTTGTGCATTCTCATCTTGAATATTAAAGAAAGAGGCTAAATCAAATGTTAATGCTTGCATTTTTGAAGACATTCCAGCTGCTTCTTTTCCTCCAAAACCTAATCCTTGAAAGAATGCTTGAAACGAAACCATACCCGACTTAACATCTGTTTCAACTCTACCTAAGTCAGTAGCTAATTTGCTTGAAAAAACAGATACAGAGGTAGACATATTGCCAAAAACCCTTTTAAATCTTAGTTCTGTTTTCTCAGCCTCGCCAGCCATTGTGGCTAATCCCTTTACAACACCAAATACTTGTGTTCCAACAAACCCAGCAGTAAAAGCACCAATTGCTCCGTTTAATTTCTTAAACCCACCTTGTACGGTTTTCATTCCCTTCTGAAAACCACGGGTGTTCATTCCAACCCTAATATTTAATTTATTATCTTCAATAGCCATGTAGCAAATTTAATTAATATTAAATAGGTAATTTAGTTGGTTTATTTATGATTTTTTGAATCTCTTCTTCTGAGGGTAATTCTACTTTTGATTTACCTACATTGTCATGAGGTAATACAAATAAATCTTTTGGTCTAATTGTTTTCTTTCTGCCCATAGCACAATTGGCAGTCATTGTAGATTGATATCTAGTTCTATCCCAAGATTGGTTTTGATTATGAACCCAAGACTCTAATGATCTTACAAAATCACTCCATGTCATTAACCAAAAAACATCGGGCGGTAAACCCAATGTTCCTATAGCTTCGTCCAATATGTCGTCAAACGTGTTTAATTTTTTTTTATATCATCCTTGTTTGACTCAACAACATTTCTAGATAGTCCATTATTAGAATCGTTTTTTAAGTCTCTAGAACTTAACATTGTTTCCATTACCTTCTCACTATCCTTTTGTGTAATGTCCATTGCCCAATCATAAAAATCATGAATATCGTAATCAATATCCTTTCTATTCTTTTCATCATAAGCAAAACAACCAGCATACAATAACCAACAGAAAGCCTTAGCTTGTCTTTTATCATTGAATACTTTTTCCATCTCAGTTAAATCAACATCCATACCTTCACAAAAAACTGCGTAGGTATTCATGTTAAAAACTAATCCTCTTTTTTTGCCACCTATGTCTATTAGACAAGTGCCTCTGTGTTTGTTTGTTGCCATTAAAATTTAATTTAAATTAAGAACCGGGATATGTTGGTACTCCACTACCCGTTGTTCCGTATAATATAGAACCACTACCCGTTAATGATCCACTAAAACTGACGGTTTGCTCTGCCTCTGCACTTTGTTCTAAAGATGCAATAAAAGCAAAGCCATACCAATAATTAGTATCTTTTCCCCATGCCACTTTAATTTTTGCTCTTTGCTCAAAATATGTCCATAAAGGTAGTAAGTTCATGTTAGTCTGATCAACACCCGATGCACTAGCAGTTAAAGATAAATCAACTAAAGCCTCAAAATCTATTGACCAACTTTTCTGACCACCAATTACCTCAGACCAACCGCTTGAGTCTTTGTTAGAGGCATCGGGCAAATCTGCCGATATATTTAAACTTGCTGATTTTGACAAAGCTATTGGTAACCATGTATCAGCATCCGCTGATGCATCATTGTTTGCTATGTATAATGTTAAACTTGTTCCGTTAATTGCTGGCATTTCTTTTTATATTTTACTCAAAGATAAATAAAAAAAAATATATTATCATGAGGTAACTCCCGTTATGCTAAAATCAGCGTTATAAAACATAACTCCTTCGTTATTTGCAACTAATTCGTAATTATTTACTCTACAATTTCCGCTAAATACAACATAATTAGAGTTAGTTATTAATTCAAATTTTACTTTTTCACCACTTATTACTAAATCATCTAAAGTAGTTGATGGATTTGGTTCTATAGCACCATCCTCCCAATCTACATTAAACAACTCCCAATAATAATCTGTTGTGTCCCAAGTTTGTCGATCTCGGTCTAAGAAAAGTAATCCTTCTGATGAAAAGTTTCCCGAACGAAAACCCATCATTATTTCTTTCCATCCCGAAACACCCGATAACCTTAAAGAATCATCCCATTTTAAATCAGCAGATTCCCAATTTAAATCAGCAGATTCCCAATAGTAGCTATCTCCAAAAATTGTTTCTTTGGGTATTTTATAAGATGCATCAACCGCATCAGCATTAAATTCAATAGAGTGAGATTTTGAAAATAAAAGTTTGTCATTATCAATATATAAAGCAAAGGATGTACCATTAAGCATCACTTAGTACGTTTGCTTCAAACACTAATATTTTTGTAAAGTATTCGTATTGCCCATCATCATCCTCAAGATATCTTTGGTTGGTCTGTTTAAATATATACATTGTATCAGCACCAAAGTCTGATGTAGCGTTTCTAACTCTTATTGCTTGGAGAATTGAGTTGGATATATCATCGCAATCATCTTGCCCTCCATAGTTTAAAGGATATTTGGTGTGTACTTGGACTTGTACCTCATACACACCTCCAAATCTATCTTTTAAGGAATCGTCAACCAATCCCGTTGCTTGTACAACAATGAAGGGATATGTAGTTTCATCTGTAGCTTTAGCAACTACGGGAACTGCACTAGCATCATAGGTTATGTTATCATTTAACAACCCATAAATATAACCCCTTACATTTTTAGTACTATCATTCATATTCTTCTAATCCTTCAAGATATTTGTCCCATAAAATCAAAAAACTTGGCTTTAATATGAGATGCTTTATATCTTCAACTTTAATTTTATCCTTAATTAAACTAAACTCATCTTCTTTAGCCAAGAAATCCTCTATATCCTTATTTAGA